TCTTGCCCATGTGCATGATGGAACCGAATGGCGGGTTTACGTAGCTGGACGAACCCCATTCACAGGTTAGGCCGTCAAAGCCTTCGGGCTTTGGAAAGGGGCAGGGATCGAAGTCGAACTGAAATTCTGCGTTCAGGGCTGCGTACAACTCGGGGGGCGTGAGCCAGTAGTGTTTGCCGTCGTCACCGTTGCCAACGTGAAACTTGTTGGCCACTGGTGCGAGAAGGCTCTGATGCGTCTCAGACATTGCCACCACCTTGCTTTCGGATAAACGCCATGCACGCCGATGCGAGTTGCGACGTTGTGAGCGGGCTGTCCTGCGCCACCTGCTCGGGTTGCGCAACGACGCCATGAAGCGCGCCAATCGCAGCGCCGTATTGCTCCGCCGTACAGCGCCCCTCGGTGGTCGCCTCATACCCGCTGTCGGCAACGATGGTCAGCGTGTAGTTCGCCCCACCTTCCACCGGCTTCTGCTCCTCGGCAGGCGGATTGCTGGCGAGGGCGGCGTCTCGGCACTTTGTGCAGATCACAATCCCAGGCAGCTCGGCATGCTTGATGGCGATCGATTCCGGCAACTGCCCGCAGCACAGGCACGAAGGTGCAGTCATCGGCCCCAGCGCGTGCTTGGTGTGAAAAAGGCTCAATGCCGGGAAGTCCGCGATCATGCGGGCGTGCGCCTCCCGCTCTCCCGCATTGCTGGCCGTGGGGTGGGTGGCGGCAGGACAGGTGCAGTCCCTGCAGTAGCTGTTCTGTGACACGGCATGCCCTGCCGACTGGCAGACGAACACTCCTCCGCGATGACCCGTCACCGCAAGACACCTGTGCCCGAATGAGCCCATATCGCTCGGCGCTTCTGCCTGCTCGGCCTTGCTGGCTTTCGCCGCCTCCCACCCATCAGAACGGCCCCGCGTGTATTCCGCGTTCAGGTCGGCTTGCGCTGCTTGGGAGGGCGCGTAGAGGCACTCCAGCGCGCCCGACAACTCCGGGTAGTCCGGCATGCTCCGCAGCTTGCGGTCGAGCATGGCGTAAGCCGTCTCGCGTTGGGGCTGGGTGTACTCCACTCGCTCCTGAATATTGCGGTCGCTCATGACTTGGCTCCGGTGGGTTTGCGTGCGGCCATGTTTAACTCCTTGTGGTTGGGAGTTGAAGTATTACCCACACTTGACCGAACCGTCAAGTGCCGCCCGTCCAGAAATGCAAAAGCCCCCGGGAGTTGCAAGTCCGGGGGCTTAGGGGCAAAGCGTTTGCCATCGTCACGCAGCTTGTGGCTTCGGCTGCATTGAAATTCCCCGACCTAGAGAAACCGGGCGCCACGCTCCGGGGTAACACCGGAGGTTGTGCCTTGCGGCTGGCCCTTTCGTGGGCTCCGCTAACTCAGTGCCATTGGGAGCCGCCAGTGTACCTCAATTTGACAGCGGGGGGAAGTCGTCCCTGGCCGCCGCGGGGCCTCGGGCTTGGGGGTACATGCCGCCGTTGATGACCCACTGGCGCCGGGCCTCGATCTCCTCGGGCGTGATCGTGCGCGGTGCAGGCCTTGCGGGTGCGGACTTGGGTATGACTCCCCGCTGAATGTCCAGCGCCTGACAGAACGCCAGGGCGGCAGCGTGGTCGTCAGGGTGCAGCTCATACGAAAAGTGCTCGCGCATCCGGGCGATCCGGCCTTGCTTGGCGTTGCTGGTCAGAACCTGCCCGCGGGCCCGGTGGCACTCCACGCAGTTGCCGGTGCTGGTGTAGCGCAGGCAGTCATGGCCTCGCGTGCAGGGCCGCCCGGTGTAGAAGAAACGAGCACCAGCGGCGGCGGCGTCGGTTCGGGAAATAACTGTATGCATAGAGTGTTTTACACGAAAATCGTACACCAAACGGGATTCCTGATGTCGGCCTAGGAAATTATATGATATGTATGCTGTATGATGCCTCTACTATACGATACATACAGCATACATAGTATAGTATTTCTTATATGGAGTAGAGTAGAAGTTAGAGTAAAGGGTAAAAAGGGTAGAAACTATAAGAAAATCAACGACTTAGGGTTACTCGAAAACTACACGAAACTACACAAAGTATGCATACTGAGAGCGACGGCGTTTTACTGACCGTGTGGTCATTAAGAAGCGGTCGATAATCGCACGCAACCGGTCGATAATCGCGCACCATGAACCTCCTACGCTTCCCACGCACCCACCGATTCATTGAGGAGATGGCCAAGACCAATGTGGCCAGCCCTCGCGAGGCCGCCTTGAACGCTGGATTCAGCGTGGGCACCGCGAGCAACGCCGTTGCCAAGCTCCTCGCAGATCCTGCTGTCCTGGCGGCCATTGAGGAGCGCCGGGCCGCCGTCGCTCAGCTGGCCAACATCAGCCCGGCCCTCGTGCTGAAACAGTGGCTGGATGTGGCCACCGCCGACCCCTCCAAGCTCATCCGCGTTCGCCGCCTCAACTGCCGGCACTGCTGGGGCAAGGACCACAAATACCAGTGGACCGAGTGGGAGTACGCCCAGCGCGTCAAAGACGTGCTCGAATGGCGGCCGACCAAGCGCGACGAAAAGCGCCCTGAGTTTCCAGACGGGGCGGGCGGCATGGGGTTCACGTTCAATGCCGACCCGAGCCCGGATTGCCCCCGCTGCCTGGGCGAAGGCGTGGTAGACGTGTTCATCGCCGACAGCTCGACACTCACCGGGCCGGAGCGGGCCTTGTTCGCAGGCGTCAAGGTGACGAAGGACGGCATACAGGTTCTCATGCACGATCAAGCGGCCATGTGGAAAAACATCAGCGACTATCTGCGCATGACCTCCAAGGACGGCCCAACGCCCCCACAGGGCGGCTACGGGCGCGCAGGCGGCGACGTCGTGGATGTGGCCGAGGTGCTGCCGGATGACCCCAACAAACTCGCCCTCATGTACCAGCAGTGGACGAAGGGGGAGGCATGATCGAAGGCTTCGATTTCGTCAACCCAGACTACGCAATGGTGTTCAAGCGGCGGCTGCACATGCTGCAGCAGTTGCGAAACGACCAGTCTGGCCAGAAGCTCTCAATGCTCAAGGCGTACTACCGCTTGCATCCCTGGCAGTTCATCGAGGATTGGGGTATGACCTACGACCCTCGGAACATCGAGCGGGGGTTGCCAGCCACAATCCCGTTCATTCCGTTCCCAAAGCAAGTCGAGCTCATGCAATGGATCGTTGCGAAGTGGAAGGACAGCAGTGACGGCATCGTCCCCAAGTCTCGCGACACCGGGGCCTCTTGGTGCGCCATCGCCCTCAGTTGCACGCTGTGCCTGTTCTACCCTGGGATGGCCATCGGCTTCGGGTCGCGCAAAGAGCAGTACGTGGATCAGCTGGGCAGTCCAAAATCCCTGTTCTACAAGGCCCGAGTGTTCTTGGACAACCTCCCGCCCGAGTTCAAAAACGGGTGGAACAAAGCCAAGCACGGCGCATACATGCGGATCACGTTTCCCGGGACGGATAGCGTCATCTCGGGGGAGGCGGGCGACAACATTGGCCGCGGCGACCGCTGCGCCATCTACTTCGTTGATGAGTCGGCGCACTTGGAGCGGCCCTTGCTGGCGGACGAATCGTTGAGCGCCACCACCAACTGCCGGATCGACATGTCATCGGTCAAGGGCAGCGACACGCCGTTTTCCATCAAGCGCCGGACCTGGGAAGCGGGCCGGGTCTTTACGATCCACTGGCGCGACGACCCCCGAAAGACCGAGGAGTGGTACGAGAACCTGAAGGCCACTAAGGACGTTCGCGTCATCGCCCAAGAGTATGACCTTGACGAAAACGCCAGCGTAGAGGGCGTGGTCATCCCGTCCGCGTGGATTCAAGCGGCGGTAGACGCCCACGTGAAGCTCGGCATCAACCCGACCGGCAAGCGCCGCGGGGCGCTCGACGTTGCGGACGAAGGCAAGGACATGAACGCGTTTGCAGGGGGCCGCGGGATTCTGCTGGAGTTCCTCGACTCGTGGAGCGGCAAGGGGGATGACATTTTCGGCACCACCGAGCGGGCCTTCGAGGTGTGCGACTCCGAGGGCTACACGGAATTTCGGTATGACGCCGACGGCCTGGGCGCAGGGGTGCGAGGGGATGCCCGGGTCATCAACGAGGCCCGCACCGAGCGCGACCAACGGGAGATCACGGTCATCCCGTTCCGAGGGTCGGCCAAGGTTGTGGACCCCGAGGGCAAGATCCCCCAGGTGGACCCCAACGACGAACGGGACAAAGAGGAACGGACCAACGAAGACTATTTCAAGAACCTGAAGGCTCAAGGTTGGTGGACGTTGCGTCTCAAGTTCCTGCGCACCTACCGTGCCGTGGTGCAGGGCCACCCGTTCGACCCGGATGAAATCATCTCTATCTCAAGTCGCCTGCCGGACCTGCAGGCCTTGATTGTCGAGCTGAGCCAGCCGACCTACAAAGAGGACGGTACTGGAAAGCTTCTCATCAACAAGGCCCCCGACGGCATGAAGTCGCCGAACTTGGCCGACGCCGTTATGATTCTCCACGCGCCCGGCGAGCCTGTACGCCGAGGCTTTTTTGATCAAGAGGTATGACCATGTTCGGACGGCTTTGGAAATTCATCACGCGATCGGAGCCAGCGCCCGAACCCCGCGAGGCACCGGAACCCGAGTTCACCACCGAACGCGAGGACGATGGGCCGCAACCCGCAATCGGCGTCTCTCGGGAAACCCTCCTATCGAAAATTCAGATGCGGCTCACCCAGGCGCTGGCGCGCACGCGGGTCTACAACCCGGTCACTCAGGTGGCGGCGGCCATGGACAGCGCGGACGCGCCAGGGGGAATCAAGGCCCTCTACCAATTTGGCGAGTCTGGCGTGCCCACAGTGCAGCTCGGTTGGTACGGGTCGCAAGGGTTCATCGGGTACCAGATGTGCGCCCTCATCGCGCAGCAGTGGCTGGTCAACAAAGCCTGCCTCGTGCCCGCCCGAGATGCCATCCGCAAGGGGTACGAGGTCAACGTCCCCGAAATCGAAGGCGTCAACCCCGTGGAGGTTCTGGCCATGATCGAGCGGGCGGACAAAAAGTTTCGCCTGCGCAAGAACATGATTGAGTTTGTGAAGATGGGCCGCGTGTTCGGCATCCGTGTGGCTATGTTCAAGGTCGAGTCCACCGACCCGGAGTATTACGTCAAGCCCTTCAACCCGGACGGCATTCGGCCCAACAGCTATCGAGGCATCGTGCAGATCGACCCCTATTGGCTGGCGCCCGAGCTGTCCACGTCTGGCGCTATGGACCCGACGTCCGTGGAGTTCTATGAGCCGACCTACTGGATTGTCAACGGCCAGCGGGTGCATCGCTCGCACCTTGTCATCATGAAAGGCCCGGAGGTTCCCGACATCCTCAAGCCCTCCTACCTCTACGGCGGAATGTCGGTGCCACAGCTCATCTTTGAGCGGGTGTATGCGGCCGAGCGCTGCGCCAATGAGTCGCCGCAGTTGCTGCTGACGAAGCGGTCCACTATCTTCTACACGGATTCAGCCAAGGCGCTGTCCAACCTAGCCAAGTTCTCCGAAAAGCTGATGACCTGGGCGGGCCTGCGGGATAACTACGGGGTGCAGGTCGCGGACAAAGACGCAGACAAGATCGAGCAGCACGACACGGGGCTGGCCGACTTGGACGCCACGATCATGACCCAATATCAGCTCGTGGCCGCGGCGTGCAACATCCCGGCGACCAAGCTCCTCGGCACCACGCCCAAGGGCTTCAACTCGACGGGCGAGTACGAGGAGGCGAACTACCACGAGGAGCTCGAAGCCATCCAGACCGAGGATCTCTTGCCCCTCATGGAGCGGCACCACATGTGCGTCATCCGCTCCGAGGTGCTGCCTCGCTTGGCAGGCACCGTGCGGCCGTTCGCGGTTGATGTGGTGTTCCACCCGCTCGACAGCCTCACGGCCGAGGAGCAAGCCGCGGTCAACAAGACCAAGGCGGAGACAGACGCCATCCTCGTGGGCACTGGCGCTATCGACGGATCGGATGTGCGGATCAAGTGGTCCAAGGACAAGACGGGCGGGTATGACGGCATAGAGGTTGCCGAGCCGCTGGATGAGGACTTGGTGTGAAACCCACCGTCCGGCTCACCAAGAAGCGAGACCTGTGGGCGTCTCAGCGCGTGAAGCCCCCAACGTTTGAGGGGACCACGCTCAACAACCCGGCCGGAGTCGGCGTGCGGTACGTCAATGCCTTGGGGTCACTCACGGCGCAGATGACCGCGCAGGTCACGCGCGAAATCAAGCGGCTATTCGAGGGCGAGGCCGCCAGCGCCCATTTCGCCACCGACGCCCGCAGCGTGGCCAGCGAGGCGAGGATTCTGGTCAACTCGCTGCAGGCTCGATTCCAAGACCTGTTCAACAAGCGGGCGAAGATCCTGGCCGATCGCATGGTACGGCAGGCTGACCGCGCGTCTGCCTCGGCCACGCACAGTAGCCTGGAGAAACTCAGTGGCGGCATGAGCCTGAAAACGAACGTCATGACGCCCGCCCTGGAGAACGTCTACAAAGCGAGCGTCACCGAGAACGTGGGGCTTATCAAGTCGATTGCCAGCGAGTATCTCGACAAGGTGCAAGGCGCAGTCATGCGCAGTATTACCACCGGGAACGGCCTACAGGATCTGATCCCCGCGCTGCAGCAGTACGAGGGGCAGACCCACCGCCGGGCGCGGAACATCGCGCTCGATCAGACACGCAAGGCCTACAACTCGATCAACAAGGGCCGCATGCAAGCCATCGGGATCAAAAAATTCAAGTGGCACCACAGCGGCGGAGGCGCCCACCCCCGGGAGGATCACATCGCCATGGACGGCAACGTCTACTCGTTTGACGACCTGCCGGTCATTGACGAACGCACGGGCGAGCGCGGAATCCCTGGGCAAGCGCCCAACTGCCGATGCACAATGTCCCCCGTGTTCGTCTTTGAGGACGAAGAAACCCCCACCGAAACGGAGACCGCAGAATGAGCCCTGTTGCCAGCGCCATCATCGCCCTTACGTGCGCTTCTTTCGGCATGGCGGCGATCGCCAGCAAGCACGACGGACAGCGAGACCTGCAGGGCGCACTGTGGTTCGTGGCGGCCATCGTGTTCCTGGCCCAAAGTATTACCGGGATCGCAGCATGACCTACGCAGCCGGAATTCTGTTCCTGGCCGCGGGCCAAGTCTTGCTGCTGTTGCGCGGCGACGACTGCGACGAACCGGGCACGTGGGGCCTGCCGGGCGGGAAGATCGAACCGGGGGAGACGCCGAGCGAGGCCGCCATTCGAGAGTGCCAAGAGGAGGTCGGCTTCGATCCCTCCCAGCTTCCGCTGCTCCCCATGCACGACGATGGGCACTTTGCGACGTTCCGGGTCAGACTACCCGCTCCGTTCGATCCCGTGCTAAATTCCGAGCATCGCGGCTTCGTGTGGGCGCCGCTCTCTGATCTGCCCACGCCTCTACACCCAGGCCTAGCCCCTCTGTTGCTCCCCATGTCCGCCGCTACCGACACCCTCAGCGCTCGCCAGTACGACGGCAACGGCTGGTTCGAGGTCAAGAAAAATCCCATCTCGAAGGTTGGCGTTTTTCCGTACAGTGGCGCCCAGCTCGGTAAGACCGGGGAGGACGCCCAGCGCACGTACCTTGTGCTGCGCCCGCCCGAGGAGCTGGCCTCTCCCGAGTGCATCGAATCCTTCAAGCTGCTCCCCTGGGTGGACAACCACACGATGATCGGCCCGGCCTTCCAGAAGGTCATGGACACCGCGTTGCCCGCCGAGGCAAAAGGGGTGCACGGGGTCATCGGGGAACAGGTGTTTTTTGAAGATGGCGTTTTGTACGGTAATATCAAAACGTTTTCAGACAGTCTCGCGGAACTTATCGACGCCGGAAAGCGCGAACTCTCAGCGGGCTATCGTTGCCGGTATGACTTTACGCCGGGGGTCTTTGAGGGCCAAGCGTATGACGCCGTGCAACGTCAGATCAGGGGCAACCATTTGGCCTTGGTCAAACAAGGGCGCATGGGCGCCGACGTGGCTGTCATGGACCAATTCACATTTTCATTCGACGCAAAGGAACTCATCATGGCTGATCCGGAAAAGAAACCCGCAGCAGACGAAGGCGACGCCGGGGCAGGTATGACCCTGGCCGATGCCGTCAAGATGCTGAAAGAGCTGGCCCCCCAGGTGGCCGCCCTCAACGCCGCCATGGCGGCCACGGCCAAACCGGCCGGCGAGGAGCCCAAGCCCGCCGCCGAGGCCCTGACGGCGGAAGTCGAGGACATGAAGGACAAAGCCGTGGCCATGGATGCTGCGCTCAAGACCGTGTCCACGCAGTTGGCCGAGTTCAAGGCCAACAGCACCCGTGAGGTGCTCAAGGACATTGCGGTCCGTGATGCACTGGTGGCCCGCCTCACCCCCGTTATCGGCACCTTCGATCACGCCGAGATGACCTCGGCCGAGGTCGCCGCCTACGGGTGCAAGCACGAGGCGATCGGCCTGGGCGACGTGCCCGCCGCTGCTGCGGTGTACGCCCTGGACGCCTTCCTGAAGGCCGCCCCCAAGGCCGCCCCCGCTGCCGACACGCGCACCGTGGCGATGGACGCCGCGATCGTGCCCGGCGGTCTGGTCGCCGGCATGCTCAAGCGAGTTTCGGCCGCCTGATCCACCCCCACACTTCGGAGCTTTCAACATGAAAAACGCTTTTTTCTCTGTGCTGGCGATGGTGCTGGCCGTCATCGTGTGGGCCCTCGTGCCCGCCGCCACCGTGTCGGGCTGGGCGCAAGCCAAGGCTTTCGCGGTTGAGCAGGTCGCCGAGCTGCGCTTCCAGGCCTTCGCCCTGTGGCAGCACCTGAAAATGGCCGCGGTGGTTCGCATGGCGCCCTACGCGCAGGCCTTTCAGACGACCATCGGCACCACTCTGGCGCTGGGCGTTATCGGTGAGTTCTTCCTTGACGCGGGCGGCTCCAGCCGTGTGCAGCCCGGGGTGCTCAAGGGCACGGCGGCCAACCTCGTTGTCGGGCGCTGGTTCACGATCGATCCCGCTGACGGCACCTTTGTTCCTGGCGGCGCTGGCGGCGTCCCTGGCGGCATTCTGATGTCGCCCAAGGAGTACAGCACCCCGGGTACGGCAGCTGGCGGCGCCCTGGCGCCCACGCTGACGCTCCTGGCCGGCACCGTTGGCTCGTTCTGCACGGACACCCCCGGCATCATCGTGGCGCTGCCCGGCGCTGCAGCTGTGGGCGCAGCCCTGAAGTACAACGACACCACCGGGGTCATCCTGGCGGGCGCCCCCGGTGCTGGCGAGACCGCCATTGCGAACGCTCGTGTGGTCCGTTACGCTAACCTCGCTGCCGGCCTCGCCGTCGTCAGCCTGATCGGCAACTGACCCCCGGTCCATCTCCCCACTCTTCAATCCCAAAGGACGTACCAAAATGGACCGCTCCCAAATCCTCCACTCTTTCGGCCCGGGCGAGCTGCGCGCGGCTGGCCTTGCCATGGACGCCGCCGAAGTCTCGGCGATCCAGCTGGGCACGCTGCAAGACCTGCGCGTGTTCGGCCTGGACATCTCGCCGCGCGACGTGCGCGACATGATCCGCCACAGCGGCCTCGACTCCGTTGGCTTCGCGATGGACGACACGACCCCCCTCGTGTCCACCGCCACCATTTCCAACCCGGTGCAGTTCCTGCAATCGTGGCTCCCCGGCCTCGTGCGCGTGCTCACCCAGGCCCGCCGTGCGGATGACCTCATCGGCATCCAGACGGTCGGTCGTTGGGAGGATGAGGAAATCATCCAAGGCATGATCGAGCCCACTGGTGACGCGCAGCTCTACGGCGACCACAACAGCATCCCCCTGGCGTCGTGGAACCCCTCCTGGGAACGCCGCACGGTGGTGCGCTGGGAGAAAGGCACGCAGGTCGGTGTGCTGGAAGAAGCCCGCGCCTCGAAGCTCAACATCAACAGCGCAGCCGAAAAGCGCAACGCTGCTGCCCTGGCCCTGGACATCCGCCGCAACAGTACCGCCTTCGTGGGCTTCAACGGCGGCAACAACCGCACCTACGGGATCTTGAACGACCCCAGTCTGCCGGCCTACGTCAACGTGGCCGGCGGTACGTGGTCGGCCAAGACGTTCCTTCAGATCACGGCCGATATCCGCGGTGCAATGGCCGCCCTGGAGAACCAAGCGCTGGGCCTGATCGACGTGGAGAAAACCCCGATCACGCTGGGTGTCGCCCTGGCCGCACGACAGTACCTGTCCGTTACCTCGGACTTTGGCAACAGCGTGGCGGAGTGGCTCAAGGAAACCTACCCGAACGTCCGCGTGGTTTCCATCCCCGAGTTCAACGCAGCCAACGGCGGCGCCAACGTGTTCTACCTGTTCGCGGACTCAGTCCAAGACAGCGGCACCGACGGCGGCGCAACCTGGGCGCAGCTGGTGCCGGCCAAGTTCAAGGCCCTCGGCACCGAGAAACGCGCGAAGAGTGTGGTCGAGGACTACTCGAACGCTACGGCTGGCGTGCTGCTCAAGCGCCCGTTTGCCATCGTGCGCCGCTCGGGCATCTGAAGCCCTCCCCGCCCGGCGCCTGACCCGCGCCGGGTTTCTTTCTCTGTAAGGAGTCCCCAGCCATGAAAAAGCATTTCGTTCTCTCTACCCTGTCGTCGGACCAGCTCTACACGAATTACGTGAACGGCGCCAACGACCTCCCACAGATCACCACGCAGGTTCTTGTGCGCGGTGGTGCCAACATCGCCAACGGTGCGATCCTGACCCCCCAAGGTGTCGTCACGCCGATCAGCGATGAGGAAAAGCTCTGGCTCGAAACCTGCGATGCGTTCAAGGAGCATCAAAAGGCCGGCTGGGTGCAGATCAGCCCGGAGAAAGTCGATCCCGAGAAATTCGCCGCCGACATGGCCAGCCGAGACGGAAGCGCCCCGCTGGTCCCGCAAGATGCGGTCGAGGGCGAAAAGGTTTCGTCGAGCGCGGGCACGCCGAAGGCCGGCAAGTCGAAATAACCCCCACCGGTTTGACGGTGTCAAGGGCCGGGGCGTACCATACCCCCGGCCCTTTTGTTTGATCGGATGCGCAATGGACATTCAACTCGACGTCACGCAGTTTCGGAAACGCTTTCCGCAATTCGCGATCGCGACGGTATTCCCCGAGGCCACCATCCAAACCAATTGGGACATGGCCAGCCTGTACATCACGAACCCGACCACGTGGTCGCCGTGCGGTGCGATGAGCGAAGGCGCGCAGGCCCTGGCGCTGCAGAACATGACCGCGCACCTCATGGCCTTGGCCTGCCTCAACGCGGCCGGCGCAGGGGCTGCAGGGATCACCACGGGTGCCACGATCGACAAGGTGTCGGTGACGCTGGCCTCGCCGCCCTATGGCACGAGCCAATGGCGCTATTGGCTCAACCTGACCCCCTACGGCCAAGCGTTGCTGCAGCTCTTGGAAATGCAGGCAGCGGGCGGCTTCTACTTCCCGGGGGCGCCCGTCATGGGCTTCCGTGGGGCTTGGGGGCAGTTCCGATGAAAGTCACCCGCGTGGCCGGCCCTGCCCGGCGCCACATCCTCGGGGCCGCGATCCAGCTCGGCCAGCAGTCCGGAAAGGTCGGATGGTTCCCGTCTGCCAAGTACCCCGACGGCACGCCCGTGGCAGGCGTGGCCGCCGTGCAGGAGCTCGGCAGCGCCAAGCAAGGTATCCCGCCCCGGCCGTTCTTTCGGCCCACTGAGCTCGAACAGGCGGGCGAGTGGGCCCGGGTGTCGGCGGGGCTCTCCCGCATGGTCATGCGCGGCGAGATCCAGCCCACAGCGCTATTCGAGGGTCTGTGCCTCAAGGCCGAGGGGGACGTGCGCGAGACGATCACGAAGCTGCAGACCCCGCCGCTCGCGCAGGCCACGATTGCCGACCGAAAACGCCGGCTACGTGCGGGCGGGCCACCCCCCGCGGCCACGATCGAGAAACCGTTGGTTGATTCGGGCTTGCTGCTCGCCACTCTCACGTCACAGGTGGAATGATGCTTGTCCCAGGCGGAAACATCCTCATGATGGCGCTGCGCGTCATACAACCACAGGCACCGCTGCTCAAACAGTGGACCGGCCGCTCCACCAATGCGGCCGGGCGGCAGGTCTCCACCTACGCGGACCCTGTGGCCATCATCGGCAGTTTCCAGCCGATCGACCGCAAGCACTACCAGCAACTCGGACTCGACCTCAACAAGTCGCACTCGATGCTGTACACCCCCGTCCCCATCTCGACCCCCGGGCGCGACCGCAGCGGGGACCAGCTCATCTACGGCGGCAAGCTGCACGAGGCGCAAAGCGAGACTGACTGGAGCACCCAAGACGGGTGGGCCGGCTACACGTTCGTTGAGATAGGGCCCGCGGTATGACTGACGCACAGTTGAATGCTCACCTTGTGGCGCTGCTGAGCCCTCGGGCGGCCAGTGACGCCATCTTGGGGCAGTTCCCCGATTTGCGCTTCGTGCAGAACTACGACCCGACGCAGCAGGGGCGAGACGACACCGCGACGGTCTATTTCGTGAAGATCGGGCACAAGCGCTACGGCTGGAAGCGGACCCGCGCCACCTACGTCGAGACCACGCCCCCGCTACCGCCCCCTGCCCCTCGCGGGACAATGCAGTACGAGGAAATGCAGATCCTGCAGCAACAGTACCAATTTGCCGCCCTCGTGCCCCAGGACAACGAGCGGCCGGCGCTGCCCACGCCAGCAGACGTTTTAGATGCTGTTGCTGGCATAATCAATTCCGATAGGTTCCTGGCGGACTTGCGGGCGCGAGGCATCGGGGTACTGCGTATTACCGATGTCAGAAACCCCAGCTCCACGGACGACAGAGACCATTTCGAGGCCGAACCCTCCTTTGATGTGGTGTTCATTCACGAACGCTCTCGGGTTGATGTGGAGCAGGTAGTAACCGGGTATGACTTGAACGTCCAGCGGGTCTAATTTTTAGGAGCTTTCAAAATGAGCATTTCATTCGATCGGTACGTGAAAATCACGTCTGGTGTTGGCGGTGGCGCAGGGGTTCGCGAACGCGAATTGATCCTTCGTCTGATGACGACGTCCGAGCGCGTGCCCGCGAAAAGCGTGCTGGAGTTCACGAGCGCGGAGTCTGTCGGGTCATACTTTGGCCTGACCTCCCCCGAGTACCTTCGCGCCGTCAAGTATTTCGGTTTCATCTCGAAGAACATCACGCGGCCCGAGAAAATCAGCTTTGGCCGCTGGGCCAACGTGGAGACCGCCGCCAAGATTTTCGGCGCCCGCACCGCGGCCTCCCTGGCTTCGCTGGTTGCGGTGTCCGCCGGTTCCTTCAAGCTGACCTTGGGCTCCTACACGGGCGATGTGACCGGCATCAACCTGACCGGTGCGGCCAGCCTTGCCGCAGTCGCCACGCTGTTGCAAACCGCAGTGCGGGCGGTCGTGGCCGGCGGGGTCGCCTGGACCACGGCAACGGTGGCATACGACGCCCCTTCCAACTCCTTCAACCTGACCTCGGGCGACCCGGGCCCTGGCGCCGTGGCGATCGCGCCGGCTGCTACCGGTACCCCTCTGGCGCCCCTGTTGGGCTGGACCCCTTCGGCGGTCTACTCGCCCGGTGTGGACCCCGAGGAGCCCGTGGTCTCGTTCATTGACTCGGTGGCAGCGACCGACAATTTTGGCACCTTCGCGTTCATCCCCACGCTGAGCGATGCGCAGATTCTGGCGGTGGCCACGCAAAACGACACGTACAACGTTCGGTTCCACTACACGATCGGTTTCGACACGGAGGCCGAGGCGTCCACCCTGTTCGCGGCCCTGTCCGGGCTGTCGGGCGTGTCGTGGACCTACTCGCCGTTCCCCGCCGAGTACCACGAGCTTGACCCCGCGATGATCCTGGCCGCGACGGACTACAGCAAGCGCAACAGCGTGCATGGCTACATGTTCCAGCAGTTCTCGCAAACGCCCAGCGTGACCACGGACGCCGCGGCCAACCTGTTCGACGCAACGCGGGCGAACTACTACGGGCGCACGCAGACGGCGGGCCAGTTCATTGACTTCTACCAACGCGGCGTCATGGGCGGGCTGGCCACGGACCCCGTGGACATGAACACCTACGCAAACGAGATGTGGCTGAAGGACGCCGCAGGCGCACAGGTCATGTCGCTCCTGCTGTCTCTCGCGAAGGTCTCGGCCAACGAGCAGGGCCGCTCGCAGCTGCTGGCGGTCATCGCCCCCGTGATTGAGCGTGCCACCTTCAACGGGACCATCAGCATCGGCAAGCCCTTGACCCCCGTTCAAAAGCTGTTCATCGCGAACCTGACGGGGGATGAGAACGCTTGGCAACAGGTGTTCACCCTGGGCTACTGGTTTGACATCGTGCTCACGTCCTACGTGACCACCGATGGCCGCACCGAGTGGAAAGCGGAATACACCCTGATCTACTCGAAAGACGACATCGTCCGCAAGGTCGAAGGTACCCACGCCCTCATCTAACCCCAACGGAGTAATACCAAATGAACGTTATCAGCGGCTTCGGCCTCAAGGTTCGGGTGCTGGCATCCCAAACCTTCCCCGCGGGGTTCGACCTCACGCAATTTGCAGACGACGCGGACCCGTTCGACTTGCCGTCGGTCCAGATCCGGGACAAGGCAATGGGCGTGAATGGGGACTTGATCGTCTGGAGCAAGGCCAACCCCTTGATCCTGTCCATCTCGCTCATTCCCGGCAGCGACGACGACCGCAACATGTCGATTCTGTACGACGCCAACCGAGTGGGCAAAGGCAAGCGGGGGTCGCGCGACATCATCACCCTGATCGGCATCTACCCGGACGGCCGGGTACTCACGGCTCAACAGGGCGCCATCACCGACGGCCCCCCGGGGCTGTCTGTGGCCAGCGCGGGCCGCTTCAAGTCCAACACCTACCAATTCGCGTTTGAGAACTTCGCGCGCACGTAAGCACCATGACCTCCATTCTTCTTAAACCCAAAGAAGTGACGATTCTCGACCGCGATGGCGAGAGTCATACTTACATCATCTCGCGTATCCCGGCCATCCCGGGCCGCGAGCTGGTCACGCAGTACCCCCTGACCGCGGCCCCCAAGGTCGGGGACTACGCGATGAATGAGGCGCTCATGCTCAAACTCATGTGCTACGTGGGCGTCCCCCGCGACAGCGGAGGCCCCCTGCTGCTGTCCACCCGGGAGCTGGTGAACAACCACGTTCCGGACTGGGAGGCCCTGGCCAAACTCGAAATGGCCATGATGGAGTACAACGTAAGTTTTTTCGGGAACGGGAAGGCCTTGGGTTTCTTAGAAGCTATCGCAGCGAAAGCCCAAGTGTTGCTTTCCCAAACGTTGACGGACTTGTCGGGGCGGTCCTCGCCAGTGGCCAAGCCACCCTCAAAGAACTCCGATTCGAGTACGACTTAGAAGACCTCCTCGACATGTGGGAGGTCGTGGTTACGACCCGGTATAACGAGTACCTAGCCGCCGAACACGGGAAGAAAAAGCCATGATTCTTGACTCCTTTTTCCTGCTGTTTGAAGCCGATGCGTCCAAGCTCAACAAGGGTCTGGACGAATCGGACAAGCGGGCCAAACAGACGACGCAGCAGGTCAAGGATCTCGACGCCGCGGCGTACAAAATGGGCGAGCGCCTGGGCGGCGCAATCCGCACCTTTGGGGGCGCCCTCCTCGGCATGCTGGCTGCGCGTCAGCTCCTGGCGTCCTTCAGTGACGCGGTAATACAGGCCGACCAGCTGGACGAATCGGCCAAGGCTCTCGGGCTTGCTACCGAGGAGCTCAGCGCCTACAGTGACGCCATCAAAGAAGCGGGGGGCACGCAGGAGGGGTTCATTGGGAGCCTGAACACGTTGAACACTGCCCTGGCCACCATGGAGACCACGGGCAAGAGCAAGGCGACCCCGTTCCTCAAGGAGATGGGGATCAACCTCGACAGCGTGGCCAACAAGGGTAAGACCGCATTCGATTTTCTTCCGCAGATCGCGGATGCGTTCGCCACGATGGGCCGACAAGAGTCGATCGCGATGGGGAAAAAGATCGGCTTTGACATGGGCACGATCATGATGCTGCAGGGCGGCCGGCGGGAGCTGGAGGCCCTCATTAAAAAGCACAAAGAGCTCGGGGTGGTGACGGAGAAACAGGGCGAGATTGCCGCGGCGTATCGAGACTCCTTGGACGACTTCCGGCATAGCCTGCGGTCTTTGTGGCTCGGCATGGCCGAGGCGGTACTACCCATCGTCACCCGTATTGTCGGGGCTTTCACCAGCCTCGTAACCTGGGTGCGAGAGAACCACCATTTCGTCATTGGCGTTTTCGTGGCGCTAGGCGCTGTTCTGGCCAAACTGTTGCTCCCGCTCATCATCTCCACCGTAGCCGCCGTGGTGGGGCTCCTGGCGCCCTTCGCGGGGGTCATTGCGGTTGTGGGGCTGCTGGCCACGGCGTTCGCCCTGCTGTACGACGACGTCATGAATTTTCTGGAGGGCAACGATTCCCTGATCGGGCAGCTGCTCAAGAAATTTCCGATGCTGGCCCAGGTGTTCTACATCGTCGGCGCGGTAGCAAAAGAGATCGCCGGGGTGATTGCTTCCGCCTTTGAGTTGGCCGGCCAAGGCATCCTCGCGCTATGGGACCACATCGCCACGCGGGTCAAAGCCTTGTGGGAGTACGTCAAGACCTTTGGCTCCTTCGTAAGCGGGCTGGCGGGCAAGGCCTGGGGGGCGATTCAAAGCCACCAATTTGCCGCGCCTGACACTGCGCCAGGGGTCGCGGCGGGGGTCGCCGCAGGGCAGGCCCTCCTAGGGGCGGCCGGGGCCTCTCCGATCAACGCTCAGACGTCCAACAGCGTGACCACGAAGCGCGGCGGCGACCGCACGTCCTCGGTCAACATCAACAAAGTGGAGGTCAGCACCCAGGCCACGGATGGGCCCGGCATCGCCAGGAGCATCGGGGGCGCCTTGTCCTCTCAGATGTCCCAGGTTTCCGCCAACTATGACGACGGAGTAGCCGCGTAATGGCCATCTCTCAAACCCCTCCCGCCACCAACGCCGTAGATGTGGTGGGCGTGTTCAATTCACGGTTGGCCCAGGTGTTCCCCCTGGCCCGCCCCGTGACCGCCGAGATTCTCCCCGAGGCGCAGCTGATGGAACACCCGCTAGAAAACGGGGCGTCCATCGTGGACCACAGGATTCTGCTTCCGATCATCATCAACATCCCGTTGCTGCTGACCAGTCGAGACTACGCGTCGGTCTACAACCAAGTTTTCGATCTGTACACGCGGGGCGAAAAGCTCACCGTTCAAACTCGGGTCCGGTCATACCGGAATATGGTCATTGAAAAGATCCCGCACGAGGAGGCCGCCGACCTCCAAGACGGTGTCGCAATGACCATCACTTTCCGAGAGGCGGCGTTTGTCATCCCGCAGTTCTCCACGGTCCGCGTGGCCACCCCTCGGGACAGCTCGACGGTAAAGCGCGGGGAGCAACAGCCCAAGGCCGCGCCCCCGCAGCGGGGCTCCATTTTGTCGCGGATATTCTCATGATCGACATTGCTATCCAGGCGCTGCCAAACCAAGAGCTGTCGATTCAGCTGGAGGAGTTCCGCTACGTCATCACGATCAAAGAGACCAACGGCGTCATGGCGATGTCGGTGGTGCGCGATGACGTACCTGTGGTGTCAAACGTCCGCTTGGTGGCTGGGTCGCCCGTGCTGCCGTACCGCTACCAAGAGCGTGGCAATTTTGTTCTCACAACGGACGGGGATGAGCTGCCGTATTACCCGGCCTTCGGAGTGACCCAGTTTCTCGTTTACCTGTCCGACATCGAGTTGGAAGAATTGCGGGCGGCAAATGTCAACGCTTGACCCGCGCATCGTCTTGATTGGGATCGAGGTCAACGGGGTACTTAAAACCTACGACGATCTCTATGTCATCGCCTCGGGCACGAAGTACGCCAACGCCAACCAGAACGAGTGCGAGGTCAAAATCGCCAACCTCGACAAAGCCACGAGGGACTACCTCCTGACCGAGACCAGCCCGTTCAACAAGAACCGCCGCCGCAAGCTGCTCCGCGTGGAAGCCGGCCGCCGCAGCACCGGCACCGCACTGGTGTACCAAGGCGACATCACCAGCGCCACGGGCTCCCAGCCCCCGGACATCATGCTTACCCTCAAAAGCGCCACGGGGGACTACCTGAAGGGAGACATTGTGTCTCGCTCCTCGGCGGGCGCCACCCCCCTACGCAGCCTTGCGCAGCGGATCGCCGCGGACCTGCGGCTGTCGCTGCAATTTGAAGCGAAGGACAAACAGATAGCCAACTATTCGTTTGCGGGCGGCGCATTGAAGCAGGTTGACCAACTCGGGGTCATGGGCCGCGTGAATGCTTTTGTTGACGACGGGAAACTGATCGTCAAAGACTACAACGTTCCTCTAGCCGGCCGCACCCGAGTGCTCAACAAAGACACGGGGATGATAGGCATTCCCGAGTTCACCGAGTACGGCGTCAAGGTCCGCATGTTGTTCGACAATCAAACCGTGATCGGCGGCGGCCTGGACATCCGGAGCGAGATGAACCCGGCGGCAGACGGTCTATATACGGTGTCCAAGCTGGGCTTTGAGATCGCAAGTCGGGACGTCCCTTTCTACTACATCGCGGAAGCTACACGGGCCGTCCGTGCCCGGTAATACCATGGCCACAAATGCCCCTCCCTCACGCGACCCGGCCGACGACGGCACTTTGCTGGGCGCACTGAATGTCGCACTGCGCAAGTTCCTGCAGGGCGTGGACGACATGTTGCCGGCCCGAGTGGTGGCGTATGACGCCGCCGCCGACCGGGTGCAAGTGCAGCCGCTCATTCGCCTGTTGACCACGGATGAACGCCAGATCGATCGCCCCACGATTGCCCGTGTGCCCATCCTGTGGCCAGGGGGCGGGGGGTTCGTCCTGAAATTCCCTCTGGCCCCCGGGGACTTGGGGTGGATCAAAGCCAATGACCGGGACATCAGTTTGTTCCTTCAAAACTACAAAGCTTCCGCCCCCAACACCTTGCGGTTCCACTCCTTCCAAGACGCGGTTTTCATGCCGGCGCCCATGACCGGGTACACCATCGCGGGGGAAGATGCGGACTCGGCGGTCCTGCAGTCTCTGGACGGTTCGGTGAAAGTCTCCGTCCGGCCCGACCGCGTGGTCCTGGCCGCTGGCGCCGCGAGAGTCGAGGTGGGCCCTGCGGCCATTTCGTTAGACGGGGTACCGGTTATCATCAACGGGCGCACTTTCACTGCCCACCAGCATAGCGGAGTGCAGCCCGGCGCGGGCGTTTCTGGAGGCGTGGTATGACCCTTACTGTTGCCGTAGACGACACCAACGACCTGTTTATCGGGGCGGATGGGTCGCTGTCGCTGCGGTCGGACTTGCTGGCGGTCTTGCAAAACTGCGAGCACGCGGCCAAGACCATGCGCGGCGAGATGATTTACGCCGTGGACGAAGGCCTCCCCAATTTCGACACGGTGTGGAGTGGCTCGCCCAACCGCCTACAGTTTGAGGCCTTTTTGCGCAGTGCTCTTGAGGAGGTAGAGGGGGTCATCGAAGTGCAGGATCTCACCTCCGAGCAGGTCGCCGATGTGCTGACCTACCGCGCAGTAATTTCAACCATCTACGGTATCGGGAGCATCAATGGCTGACTACGCCTATATCGAGGAAACGGGCGTCATCGTGCCCGACACCGCCGACCTGCGCACGGAGGTGGAGAACGAATACCGGGCGGTGTTCGGTTCGGACCTTGTGGTAACACCCAACACGCCCCAAGGCGTTCTCATCACGGCGGAGACTGCGGCGCGAGCAAATGCGGTGGCTAACAATGCTGCGCTCGCCAACCAGATCAACCCCAACCTCGCCGGAGGGGTGTTCCTCGACGCGATATGGGCGCTCACCGACGGTCAACGCTTGGCGGCCACGCGGTCCTACATATCCGCGGTGGCCGTGGCGGGGGTGGCGGGGACGCTGATTCCGGCCGGATCTCGCGCAGCCAAGTCGGACGGCATCGAGTTTGAGACCGTAGGGGACGTGATCCTAGACGCTGGCGGCGGGGCGGTCGTGGATTTCGTAGCGGTGGAGTTCGGGCCCATCGCTTGCAACCCCGCCGCGCTCAATACGGTGGTTTCGGGTGTGCTCGGGTGGGAGTCTGTCACCAACGCGAACGCCGCAGTGATCGGCCGCAACGTCGAGTCGGATGGCGCAGCTCGCATTCGCCGCCGGCAAACCCTGGCGCTGCAGGGCTCCGGCGGTCCGGAGGCTATCATTTCGGGCCTCATGGATACGGAGGGCGTGCGGTCGCTCAGTTTCCGCGAAAACACCAGTGCCAGCCCGGCCACGATCGACGGCATTTTGATGGACGCGCACAGCATCTATGCCTGCGTGGACGGCGGCACGAATCTGGCCGTAGCAACAACGCTGCTAGAGCGCAAGAGCATGGGCGCAGGGTACAACGGTGGGACGACCGTCAACGTCACCGAGCCACTCTCGGGGCAGGTCTACCCGGTAAAATTCGACCGGCCCACCCCCGTTGCCATCCTAGCCAAAGCCACGGTCAGAGTGGCGGGCGCTACCGGAGACCCGGAAACCCTCGTGCGCTCCGCTATCCTGGCGTTCGCGCGGGGCGAATTGGACGGAGAGGCTGGCTTCACCGTGGGTGCCGCCGTGTCCCCCTTTGAGCTTGCCGGCGCGGTCAACGTCCTGAGCCCCGGTTTGTACGTGCAGAAAATGGAGATCACGTTGCAGTCAGTGGTGGACTACCAAGTCGTCGAGATCCCCATGGCGCTCAACCAGATTGCCACGATCGCGGAAGGCGGTATTACCGTCATCGTCGCATGAACATCCAAGTCTTTGATTTCTCGGTCGATCTGCTGCGGGCCCTGCTCTGGCAGTACAACAAGGCGGAGCGCCTGGAGGCCCTCTTGCGGGCAAAGCAAGCATGGTATGACGTGAACCAAACCGCCTTTTGGACTGACTGGGTGCGGGACGTGTTCAACCTGCAGACCGCAAACGACTTTGGTCTGATGGTGTGGGCGGTAATCCTCGGCCTCCCGCTCTCGGTCACTCCTACGGACGATCCGGACAAGCCTATTTGGGGGTTCGCTACGGACGATGAAAATTTCGAGAACGGAAATTTCGCGGCAAGCGGCAACATCATTCTGACCACGGAGCAGAAGCGCCTTGCGCTGCGGCTGCGGTATTACCAGCTGACCACGCGGCACAGCGTGCCACAGGCGAATGCCATCCTCTACAATGTGTTCGGGCCGGGTTGGGGTTACGTGACGGACTCCCTTCAAATGCGGATACGCTACGTGTTCACGGTGCCCCTGGGGCCTCAACTGGAGTTCGTGATAAACGAGTATGACTTGCTGCCTCGACCAGCGGGGGTGTTCTCTGATTACGTCGTGCTGAGTGAGGTTGGCGGGTGGGGGTTTGGCGTGTACCGCGAGAACTTCAACAACGGGAATTTTTATGCTTAAATTTTTCAAAAACCCATTCGCGATTACGGGTACGCGGGCCGCCATCCCCGACACGGACCCCGGCGATGATTCGGTGAACTATGAGGAGGGTTTCACCCTTCCGTACCAGCTGCCCAAAACCAACCCGCTGTCGAAAAATGTCCCGCGGGACCAAACTAACCAGCTGTATTACGACATCACCCAGGAGCTGCAGTTGCTGCAGATCCACGGGACGCCTGATTTCATCACCACCGCGCTCAACGGGGGTGTGGCCTACTCCTACGGTATCGGGGACCGCGTTCGGTATGACGATGGCACCAACGGTCCTCGCGTGTTCGTCTCGCGCAAGAACGCCAACACCTCGTTGCCAACCGTGGCGGCCGACTGGAGCCCGGTTCGGGACGCGCCCCCGGTTGCGGTAGCTGCAGGTACCGCCAACGCCCTGACCGCCACGCTGGTGCCTTCGCTCGGCGTGGTGCCCACGGGGACCGTGTTCTACCTCCGCCACGCAAACGCGAACACTGCTGCGGCAACGTTGGCGCTCAACGGCGGCGCCGCGAAGTCCATCGTCCGCGCCAATGACGCCTTGCTCGCCCCTGGCGACATCCCCGGCGCGGGCTCTTGGGGCCTCTACGTCTATGACTTGACGCTCGATAAGTACGTGCTGCTTAACCCTGCTGCTGCCCTCACGGGGCAAACCGTGGTGGCGGGTGGCGCAAGGGGCTTGCAGGTCCGGACCAACGCGGCGACTCCGAACACGATCGTTGACCTGTCGGCTTCCGAGCTGACCGTGCGCAACGCGGCGGGTTCGGTTGTTCGCCTCAACACCGTGGCCACCTCCGCAGATATCACGGTTTCCGGCGCGGGCGGCCTGGACACGGGCGTAGAGTCTGCGGACGCGTGGTATGCGGTGTTCGCCATCTACAACCCGGCCAGCGGGGCGGTGTCCGCCTTGCTCTCGTTGAGCACGACCGCCCCCACGCTGCCCGGGGGGTTCTCCTTCTTTGCGCTGGTGGGTCTCGTGCGCAACGCAGCGGGCAATTTCCGGCCGTTCGTGCAGCGGGGCTCTCTGGCCCTCTACAAAGACGCCGTTTCCGTGCTGGCGGCGGGGGCGGCTACCTCCCTTACCGCCGTGTCGTTGGCCGCTGCGGTGCCGCCCCTGGCGGTCTCGGCCAACCTCTTTTTGAACAAAGCTTCCCCCGCCTCGGCGGGGGAGTCCACGGCAAACGTGTTCTCGCGGAATTCCGCTACGAGTCCCGCCGCTTCCGTGCTAGCGTTTTCTGCCGGCAACGTCCAGGGGGGTCGGACCAACGCGGAGATGTACCTTGACTGGCCCGACAGTGCCCCAAATGTCTGGTACAACAACACCTCCGGCTCATTGAGTCTTTCTGTCAACGGCTACCGCCTCCAAGAATCCGGCGCCATCGGGTAATACGCTATGAAAAAGCTTGTTCTATCTTTCCTGCTCTGTTTCTTTTCGCTGTTCGCGCACGCAGGGTACGCGATCCCTACGACCTACCAACTGTTCGGACCCGCCCACGAGAAAGACGGCATCACCGCAGTCCACGGGGCCACCTACAAAGCCGTGGGGGCCTGCTTCAGCTGCAGCACCGTCCATATCCCTTTTTCGCAGGGGCTTCCCCCCGTTGAACGGGCTTGGCTGCGGGCCTGCTGGATTCCGCGCAATGTGGCGGTTTCCATTCGCTTGATCCAATTTGACGGCGGCCCGGTCAACATCGTGGAGATGGGCCGCGTCAACGGCAACGGCAGCATGAACCCGACTTGTACCATCGTTGACGCTACGTCACACTTTAATGCGCTGGTGTCGGCCGGCATCGACAAGCACCTCGGATTCCAGATCGCCGACGACGGAGTCAACGTGTGGACGCTCTATGAGGTTCAACTCGATGTCGTCTATCGCATCCCCTAACTGAAACAAAGTGATGCCTCCACAACCGCCCCCGCTCGATATCGTCTACGTTGTGGTGTTCCTGCTCGGGCTGGTGTTCGGCCCGGGCACTGCCGCTATCCTGGGCCCCTATGCGGTCATACTCTTGGCGTCCACGGCGGGGGCCAGCTTTGCGCTGTACCGAGCGCCCTTGATGCCCCGGAAACAGTCCATTTGGTTCTTTACGTGGCTGGTGCTTATTGCCTTGATTTTCTCGGGCACGTCGGCGATTCTGCTGGAACGATGGGTGGGTGAGAACACGGCGCACTACTCGGTTCCTTTTGTTGCGTTTGCCATCGGAGCCATGGGCGATGATTGGCCCTCCGTGTTTAACAAGCTCAAGAGCTTTGCCTCTCGGTGGCTTGATAAGAAAGGCAACGGGAATGACGCCAACTGATCTCATTTTCACCGGCATAGCGGCGCTGATGTGGGCCTTTGTGGTAGCCCCCATCGCTCTGTGCCGGGTGGCCGCCCTGCGGCGTGGAGCCACGTTGCCCCGCATCGGGTACGGGTATATCGCGCTGGTGCAGGTCAGTGTGATGATGGCCCTGCAGCCCTTTTTCTTCGGCACGTATGCCGGCGTTGCTGACGTCCTCGCGGCCGCTGTCGTCATCATCCTCCTCGTGTCGGACTTCGAGCGCTGGCGCCACGGTGTTCCGCGCGAGTACCTCACCCAACCGGGAGCCCTACTTTGACCCCTGACCAACTCGCTCGCGCCACTGGCGCCACAAAGGTCGCGGCCACACGGTTCGCCGAGCACTTCACGGAGGCCATGCAAGCATTCCGCATCAACACGCCGGACCGGGCGAGTATGTTCCTGGCGCAGATGGCGCACGAGACCAAGCGCCTCGCCCGAACCGAGGAGGACTTGAACTATCGGGCCGACCGCATTCGGGAGCTCGGCGTGCTCAACGGTCCTAAAAGCCGGTGGGCTGCAGCGGCAAAGATCGCCGATCAGCTCGCGGGCAACCCCGAGGCCCTGGCCAATTTTGTTTACGGGGGTCGGTTCGGGAACCGCCGCGACGGAGACGGCTGGCGGTACCGGGGCCGCGGCGGCAAGATGCTGACCTTTTTCGACAACTACAAACTCGCTCGCGATGGCCTCGTGCACATCACGGGGGACGATTACCTCGCGAACCCGGATCTCGTGGCGGAGCCCAAGGGAGCGGCCTGGACCTCGGCGCACTACTGGGTCGCTCACGGCCTCAACGGGGCCGCGGATCGAAAAGACTATGCCCGCATCAGCGCCGAAATTCAGGGTAACTTGTCCACGCTCAAGCCGCGAGAGGCCGCTTTGCGCCTCGCCGCTGCCGAGGTGTCCACGTGGGGCCTCTAAAGCCCTGGCTGGCGGCGGGAGCCCTGGCGGTTGCGTTCGGGGCGGGCTGGGCGGTCAATGGCTGGCGTGTGGGCGCCGCGCTGTCCGACCTCAAGGCTGCGCACGCCCGGTCCATGCTCCTCGCATCCGAGGCAGCAGCGGAGACCCTGGCCGCCCGGACCGCCGAGCGGGACGCCGCGCAAGACCAAGTGACCCAAATTGCCGCCGCCGGCACTGCCGCCCTGGAGAAAACCAATGTTGAAAACGACCGCATGCGCCGCTGTATCGCTGCTGGCACTTGCGGGGTGCGCGTCGTTGCCGGCGTCTGCCCCCCAAGCACCCCAGGCCTGCCCCCGACCGCCAGTGGTGGAGGCGTGGATTCTGCAGCCGGTGCCATCCTCGCTCCCGCTGTGGGACAAGCTGTTCTCGACCTCCGAGCCGGCATCGAGCGAACCGAAACCACGCTGAAGGCCTGTCAAGCGTCTTTGGGCGTTTTGGCTACTACCCCCTCGGCCCCCTGACGATCGCGGCGTGGCGGGGCGATTTTGGCGGCCGCGGGGGACTTTTGGCGCTCGAAGTAGAAAGGGCGCCGGCAGTCCCGACAGTACCGCACCCCCAAAAGGTTTACGGAGTAACACTCCGGGCACAGCTTTATGGGCGGCGTGGTCATACCAGTTTCTCCAGTTTCCAGCCGGTGCCGTGGGTGTGGTCAACGACGCACACCCACGTTTCGTCTTGGACTTGCTCCACGTGCAGGCCAAACATCCGCCAGCACTCAATCTCCCGTTCGTGCAGGTATTCCAGCTCATGCACGTGGTGCGGGAGCTGAACCGTGTGGTCGCGCAATCGGCCCCCAAAACGGGGGAGTTCATGGAACGGAGGTCGGTATTCCAGCAGGTAACGGCCTGTGGGGCTTTTGGTCATACCAGTTTCTCCAGTTTCCAGCGGGTGCCGGGGGTGTGGTCAACGACGCACAGCATGCGATGGTGTGTGGTCACGCCGCTGCCGTGGACGGCCTGGAACTCGGCGATGACCTGCCACCGGCCGGAACCGTGGGCCGGCGCCTTGACCCGCCAGTTCGGGTAGAACACCGGCACGACCGTGGGGGCCTTGCGCTCGATGAACTCGCGGCAGACGGCCCGTGCCTGGGAAGCGTCAGGGATGACCACAGTGGGAGGTCGAGCGTCACGCTCGGCTTTGAGGTGGACCGCCGTGGCTCCCAGTGCGAGAAAGCCAGCGACCAACAGGGAAATGCTGGCCACGAGGTTGTGGTAAAGACGGGTCATGGTGTGGGCTCCTTGGGTCAGGGACAATCCCCGCGCAAGCCGTCTGCGTCCGGCTTGCTGCTGGTGCTGTCAGGCGCCGCTCCCGGTGGCTTTGGCGATGGCGGCGCGGGCTGCTTGGCCTTCTGCATAGGCCCTGGCGTAATCACTGCCCGGGTAGGCCAGCATGGGGCGCCCTTCAAACCCGCGTTGCCACGCTTCTTGCATCGAGCCGTTGCCGCTGTACGGGTTAACCGGCCCCGGTGTGTGCTGCGCGCTTTGGGCTGTGTTCATGATGCGCCTTTCAAAAATCATTTCGTGTTGCGATAGGGTAATACTACGCGCGCCGGTCATACCCGTCAAGTGCCGTTCGTCGGCTCAATCCTTCCGGTACCGCTTGCCGCGCCAGCCGCCTGCGGCTTTGATGGGCCACGGCAGGCCCTGATGGGCGGCCCAGGGCGGCAGCGTGGCCATGATCCGCTCCAGGCCTTCCACGCTGCCGAAGTCCTCGGGCACCTCGGCCACGATTTCATCGTACACATGGAGGACGATCGAGTAGCCCTGGCGCTCGCAATTGACCATGGCGTACCGCTGGATGTCGCGGGCCACGGCTTGCACCACGTTCTCGCACAGCTTGCCGCTGTAGGTGTCCACGCGGACCCACCCCACCGGGCCCTGTTGCGGGTTCGTGTTGTACCGCTCGAAGCTCATGGAGTATTGGCCGCCCCACGAGCGTTGATTGGGGCTCAGAACGACGTTGTGGTAGTGGAGGTTGCGACCACTGGGCAGCGTGCAGTACAGGGTCGTTCCATCGCAAGAAAAAGTAATACCGCTGTGCGTGCCGTCCAGGCGCATGACCGGCTGCGGTACGCCCGGCTCTAACACTGCCTTGATTGCCATACCCTCCAAGCCAAACAGCTCCGGGCGTTCGTCTCGGGTGAACAGGTCTCGAATCTGGCCACCCCAAAAGTGGACGACGGCGGGCGAGTCCCGGCGCCACGCGAGGATAGCTTTCTTGATCTCATCTTCGCTCATGAAGTCCCCCGCACCGAACTTCAACCATGCCGAGATCCAGCCGCCGAAACCGGAGGCCAGCTCCGAAACTTTGCCGAGCGTTTGGCGCAATGGGTGGTGGGGTCCGTCGGCCTTTTGCTTCCACCATTCGGGTTGGCTGACGTCGTACCCCCGCAGCCGCATCATCTCCTCGAAAGGCACACCGCTGATCTTGGCCGCGGCCATCTCGTAGTTTTTACCGTGCGTGCGGAACAGATCGATGCGCCACTGTTCCCCTGCGAGCATGGCCGTCACCACGGACTCGATGGACGAAAAGTCCGAACACACGAGGTCATGGCCGGGGGCCGCGGTGAACAGCCCGCGCAGGCACCCGGAGACGCACAAAAACGCGTTGCCAAACACGCGCTCCAACAGATCAAGGTCTCGGCGCTTGATGACTTCTAGAACGTCCTCCACGGCTCGGGGGCCCCATGCCGCCGCCTTGGGTTTAGGGGGCATGGGAAAACCGCACCATGCGCAGTTTCGCAAGTGCACACCGCTATGCCGGCCGCACAAGCAACGGTAGACCTCCGGGCCGGCTTTGGGGAGGTTGGTCGGCTGGGGCCCCTCCCCCGTCGGCCTGCCGGTGTGGGCGCCGTGGTAGTTGAAGAGGTCATGCAGGCGCTGCCAGGGCGACAACGTGTTGACCATGGCAAAAACCTTCTTGACGCTGGCGGACCCTGCCAACTGGCGGATCTCCAGGGCTCGGCGAGCGAGCGGATCAAGGTTGGGGGCCTTGAGTATCTCGCCCAGCGCATCTTCGTCCATCGTGCCGGGGCCCGAGGCGATGTGCAGGCCACGCGTGGCCACCCAGGCACGCAACCGCTCCAACTGACTCGCCCGCTGCACCGCCCCGCCAGTCATGGCGCACAACTCGGCGTCGTATTTTTCCAGCACCAACTCGACCATGTGGGCGCAGGCGCGCAGTGACTCGGCATCCACGTGGACGCCACGGCGGTTGATCTTCTGGTCCGCTATCCAGAACTCCAGTTCCTCGCCTTCGAGGTCGGGGCAGCGGCTGGCGGCCTCGGCCTCCGCGATGATGTCGGTGTCGTTGTACCGCACGAGCTCGGCGAACTCCGTGGGGGCTTCGTGCGGGAGCAAGCGCGTGCGGCCCCCGTTGGTTTTGGTGGGGTTGAGAGGAACGCTGAACTTGTCGAGCAGGGCCTTACCCTCGATCTTCTTCACTTGCAGGTTCATGACCTGCCCCGCGATCTCCAGCTTGCCCGGGAAGCTGAAGGCCCTGGACTTGGCCATGGCGCATCGCGTCTGTTCGATGGCGAGCGCGGGCCACCCATAACGGCGCGTGCAAACGTAGTTCCATATCCACCACTCAAAAGCGCTGTTCCAGGCCTCTAGCAGCCCTTGCCGCTCGACATGCGCGAGGAGGTCAAGCGGCGGCGGAAGGTCAGGCCGCCAACGATGTGGGCCCGTGCCGTCCTTCAGGTTGTAGGCAAGCGTGAGCACCTCCGTGGAGGGGTGCGTAGCGTAGTTCACCGCCCCGATAGCAGGCAGACCCTTACTTTTCTTGGACGCCCGAGGCGGGCCGTGCCATCGGCGTTTGACCGGGTCGAAGTAGCACCCCGCCTCTGAGTAGGTCTCAAAGTCGAGATCGGGTAAGACCGTAGAAAAAGAAAGCCCCGCACGGAACCGAGTTCCGGCGGGGTACTGGCTGGGGTGGGTCATTCCTTGGCGTCTTCAATGGCGCCGCGCAAAAACTCGCCGCCCCCGAGCCGACGCAGCTTTTCCGCGTGGTGTGTGTGGCCCTTGAAGGAGATCACTTGCATGCGACCTTCGGGAGCCGCACTACGGCTGGCGTGCTGGTTGCGCACGACTTGGCCATTGCGGTCCACCTTGATCGGCTTACCCGGAAAGACTTTTGCAAGGTCCGCATTGATGTCGGCCAGCTCTTTTTTGCGGCTCACCTTCACCGTGGGGGCGGCGGCTGCGGGTCGAGGCTTTTTCATGGCGGCTTTCACACCAGCGCGGATCGCCTTGGCGTCCAGGCCTTGCGCCTTCAGGCGAGCGCGGCGTTCTCTGTCCGCCTGCTTTTTTCGTTCGCGTTGTTCGGGGGTCATGGGTAATACCTTTCAGGAAAGAAGGGCGACCATGTGGCCGCCCCGTGTGGTTTACAGCATCAAGCCTTGCTGACGCAAGGTGTCATCCGTCCAACCCTGGGCAATCAACGCCTCGTAGCTGTGGCCTTGGGCCGCGGCAGTCATGGTTCGCACCGGAGCTGCGGGGGCCATGGCACCGGGCATCGGCGGCAGGCTAGAAGGGTATGTCATCGCAGGCCCGGCAGAGGGCGCCACGAAACCAGTGGCTGGTGATGGGTGCCCCACATTCGGCACAGCACCCGGGGCGGCCCCGGGCTGCGGAAAACCCGGTTGGGCCACCATCTGCGGGGGCGGCGCCGTGCCGGGACCGTTGAGAAACCCCGGGTTGGGGTTAACGACCACAGGTGCGACAGGTGCTTGTGGGGCCAAAGGCGCCGCAGGCAGTGCACCAGTACCGACCGAACCGGGATACGAAGTCGGTCCCGGTAGACCCGTCGGCATTTGTGGCTGGCCCCCCATCGCCCCGGGAAACCCGTTTCCCGCAGGTATCGGAGCGCCCATGGCCACCGGAGGCACCCCCGCTGGCAATTGCGGCGCGGAGCCACCGAACACCGCGGACGCGTCGGGGCCGCTGTTGATGATCATCGAGGGTTCACCGCCCACCAGCTCGACCATGCTCAGGTTGACGTAAAGCCCGGGCTTGCTGGCGTCTCCGTTGGCCTCGATCGTACCGGCCACTCGGACGTAATACCCGCGTGGGATGGCCTTGGGGTCTTGGATCTGCTCGTGCGGTGCGTAGCGCCCGGCGTAAAAGCATTTCGGGGGGAAGCCGGACGACAGCTTGAGAACCCAGCAGCCCGCAAAGCCGGGCTTGTTGGCGTTGGGCTTGCCGTCGTCGTCCACGCCATCCCCGTCCATGAGCTTCCAGGCGAAGCGTGGATGAGTGCACTGGCCTTGAGCGTTGAACAGGTTGGGGAAACCTTGGCGGGCCGCCTGCACCATGAGTTGATAGAGCTGACCAAAAGCCACGTCGGTTTTCTGGAACGCCACGGCAACGAAGTACGAGACGCGGGGTTGGCCGCTTTGCGTCTGAAGGGGCTGGCCTGCCTTGTTCTTGTCCTGGGCCTTGAACGGGTCTCCTTGGACAAGCCGGCCGACCGGCGAAACAAAGTCAATTTTGGACATGGAAAAATACCTTTCGGGGTTGATGAAAAGAAAGTATGACCCGATTTAACGGGGCCGTCAAGACGAAAATACTCGGCGGGCTTTCGACCCGTCGTCCGGCACCAGCTTGACCGAACCGGTCGGCCTCGCGGCAACGGCGTCAATCAAGCTGGCGAATTGAGGCGCGAGCGCCTTAGCCTGGGTGGGCGTGATGGGCTCCGTAGGCTTTGCAAAGTTCTTGCCGAGCATGCGACCCAGGCCCAACACCTCCTCGGTCGGCTTCGTCCAGGCGAGGCGGCCTTGCGTGGATTCCATCGCGTACCACGACACGGCTTGACCTCGGCGGAAATAGGCCACGGCTTGCTCCTCCAGGGCGGCCACGCGGGCGTCAAGCACTTTCTTTGCTCTTGACAGCATGCGCAGCTCAACACCCACCGCGTGCGGCGTCATCTCCAACGGCTGCGCGGAGTACCCCAGCGAGGCGGCCCGCAGCGAGGCACGTTGGTTCGCTTCGCACACGGTACGGCCTTTGCAGTCCTCGCAAGCACTGGGCTCCGGGTAGCATTTCGGGTTCTCGCCGAGCGCATCGATAGCCGACATCTGAAGCCGGTTGATGTGGCCACGGATGTCGCTTGCCCGGAACACCCAGCGCCGCACGGAGCCCTCGCGGTGGGGCGCCCTGGGCTGAATGACGCAGATAGAAACGACCGTGTTTTGATCGTTCCATCCGTCATCGAGCTTTGCTTCACTCAGCAGCCCGGACGCATAGTCGATGCACTGCCAGTTTTCGTAGGCCTCAACGATCTTAAAGCCATACTTGAAGTCCCACACGTGCAGCTTCCACCGGCCGTCCCCGAGCTGCTGCCACGCCCGGATATCGGGCGTGCCCCAGTTCTGCGGGTGCACGCGGGGAATAGCTACTCGCTGCTCGACCGCAATCATGTGCCGCCACTGCGCCCCGAGCGTGGCCACCACATCATCGTAGACAACCTGGGCCGCTTCGATCATGGTTGCATCAACGTGGACCCCGTTGGGGGCCACCTCATCCACGGCGGGCGTGCGGTGTTCCAGCAGCATGCACTCGATAACCCAATGCGCGGCGGTGCCCTCCGCAGCTTCAGGTCGTTCCTCGGTCTCCGGAAACAGGGCCTCCAAGCGCACCGAGCCGGGGCAGAAAACCCAACGGTGGGCCGACGAAGGCGCAAGGATCGCATGCGCCGCCCCGGCCACCGGGGTTAGGACAGAGGGAAGGGGCGGCGCTGCGCTCATTTCATGTCCGGATACTGCTGCTGCAGGTAGCCCCACACGTGCGGGACGTAGGCGGGGTTTTGCTGCAGGCTGGTCAGGTTCGGAAGGCGGTAGGCCTGGGCCGCTTTCTCCACGGCGTCCGGGGGCACGTAGCCGCTTTGCAGGAACGGCACCACGCGCAGCATGAGCTGGTCAAACGTCTCCGGCGGGGCGACAGGTGCGGAAGGCGCAACCGGCGGCGCAGGCGGAGAGCTGACAACCGGGGGCACGAAAGGGGCTGCACCCGGCATCGGCGGCAGTGAAGGGGCCGAGGGGGTGAGCGGCGGCGGGAACGCGGCGCCGGCTTGCGCGCCCGAAGCAAGAGAGGCGCGAAGCTCCGCCTTGATAGCGTTCACTGCCGCTTCGTCGTTGAGCCCGCGCTTTGCCGTCCACGAGCCGTCCTTGTTTTTGCTCTTGCTGCCCGCGTGGATGCGAGCATCCCAGGGTAGCCCGGTGCTGTCGAGGTCAACGCCGTTTGCAGGGTTCGCGCCCGTCGCACCAGCCGTCGGGACAGGCACCACGAGCCCGGTAGGGGGAACAGAAGGAAATGCACCGGGCGTCGGCATCGCCGCGCCAGCCTGCGGCGCCTCGGGGGCATTGGGGGATGCTGGTGCACCCACAGTAGAGGGGGCAACGATCGGGGGCACGAAAGGGGGTGCACTCGCGGGAGTTCCGCCGAACACTGCAGCGGCATCCTGCACGGTTTCGGTGAGAACCGGGAACGGGGGGTTGATGACAACCGTCGGGTTGTTGGGACGGGGCGTGCCTGCCAGGTCCGCCGCGGCGTCGGCCTCCGTCAAGACGACGCCAGCAGAACCGCCGGCCACGGTGCCGGCCAGGATCATCTGCAGCAGCGGCACTGCGGCGGCGATGTCCTCGCGGCTGGCGAGATTGATTTTGAGATGCATGTAAAACTCCGGTTGTGGTTGAAAGGACTTGCAGTATCATCAGACTTAACGACACTGTCAAGTAATACCATTATGTCACGACTTCGGGGCTACCAAAGCAAGCTCAAGCAAGAGATTTTTACGGCCTGGGGCAACGGAAACCGCAACGTTCTGGCCGTCTCCCCCACGGGTTCCGGTAAGACTGTCCTATTCGCCGACATCGTCAACAGCGTGAACAGTACCGCGGCGGCGGTCATCGCGCACCGTAGCGAGCTTGTCTCGCAAATGTCCCTCGCACTGGCCCGCGAGAATGTCCGCCACCGCATTGTCGGCTCGGATGTCCTGCGCAGAACCTGCGTGTCGTTGCACATGAAAGAGCTTGGGCGCTCGCTGCACGATCCCGGCGCCCGTGTGGGGGCCTGCGGGGTGGATACGCTGGTAAAGCGCAACGTCTCGGAGGACAGCTGGTTTCGACAAGTGGGCCTGTGGGTGCAGGACGAAGCGCACCATGTCCTGCAGGGCAACAAGTGGGGCAAGGCCGCCGCGATGTTTCCCAATGCCTGGGGGCTGGGCGTGACGGCCACGCCTCGCCGAGCGGATGGGGCGGGGCTGGGCGCGCACGCTGATGGGCTCTTTCACGCGATGGTGCAAGGTCCGGAAATGCGCGAGCTGATCGACCTTGGCTACCTCACCCCGTACCGCATCTTTGCGCCGCCCTCAGATGTGGATTATTCCGAGGTCAAGGTGACGGCCTCCGGAGACCTGAGCCCCGCCAAGCTATCGGCCGCGGTGCATGCCTCTGATTCCTTTGTGGGGGATGTGGTCCGGCACTACCAGAAGATCGCCCCAGGAAAACTCGGCGTCACCTTCGCTGTGGATGTCGAGAGCGCCAAAGAACTCAAGCACGCGTTTGATGCGGCCGGGGTGACGGCGGCGGTTGTGACGGCCGACACTGACCCCCTTGTGCGAGGCGACGTGCTGCGCCGCTTCGCCGCTCGACAGATTCATATGCTGGTGAACGTGGATCTGTTTGGCGAAGGCTTCGACTTGCCCGCAATCGAGGTCGTGATTTTTGGCCGCAAGACGGAGTCATTCTCTCTGTACGTGCAGCAGTTCGGCCGGGCCCTGCGCCTCCTCGTGGGTACGCCAATGGGCCAATGGGAGCTCATGACGCCCGAGCAACGACGGGCCGAGATCGCCCGCAGCACCAAGCCGGCCGGGATCATCATTGACCACGTAGGCAATGTGATTCGCCACGGGGTGCCGGACGCGATCCAGACGTGGAGCCTCGACCGCAGGGCCTCGCGTGCGTCAAGCGAAAGCGATGCCGTGCCGCTCCGCGTGTGCGCGAACCCGAACGCAGACGGAAGGGGCACACCTTGCGCCTCCGTGTACGAGAGGTACTTGAAGGTGTGTCCCTTCTGCCAGTATTACCCGGAGCCGGCCTCCCGTTCGGGCCCTGAGTTTGTGGATGGCGACCTGTACGAGCTCGACCCGGCGGTACTGGAGGCCATGCGCGGTCAAAAGGCTGTTATCGACGGGGCTCCGACCGCCAGTCACATCATGGCCGCCGGGCGCTCCGTGGCGTTCCGTGTGCACGGAGAGCGCTTCGAGGCCCAGCAGCGGCTGCGCAACGTGCTGATGCTGTGGGGTGGCTGGCGGTCCGCGCTGGGGCACTCGGACAGCGAGGGGCAACGACAATTTTTTCACCGTTTCGGCATTGACGTGATGTCCGCGCAGCTGCTCGGACGCCCGGAGGCCGAGGCACTCACCGGGCGTATTACCGCTCATCTTTTGAAGAATGGAGTAACCACGGTATGACGACGCACATCCTAAAAATTTTGCCGGACTATTACGCGGCAGTGGCGGACGGGCGAAAGAATTTTGAACTTCGGTACGACGATCGCGGGTTCAAAGTGGGCGATGTTCTAGAACTTCGCGAGCACAGTTACCAGGGCGAAGACTGGGAATTGCTTCCTACGGGGCGGGTGCTGGAGCGTCGCGTGTGCTACCTCTTGACCGGCCCTCTCTTCGGGCTGGAGGCGGGGTTTTCCATCATGGCGTTGGGGCCGGTATGAACGCCATAGCCCGATACATTGACCGCCGCATGACTGCGCCCCCCGATGTGGTCATCGGAGGCCACGAGAACCCCTACCTGCTTCGGTGGTGGATCATCCCGCGCAACCCGTTTTTCAACATCTACGGCCATGAGTTTCGCCGCAGCGACGACGACCGCGCTTTGCACACCCACCCCTGGCTGTTCAATATTTCGATTGTGTGGCGCGGGTCCTACTGGGAACACACGCCGCAAGGGGTGTCTTTGCGTCGTCGTGGCTCCGTGGTTTTTCGTTGGGGCGCCTCGCCGCACCGCGTGGAGCTGTTTAAATTCTTCGGGGGTCCAGAACATCCGTGTCGTACCCTTTTCATCACGGGGCCGCGCGTGCGCGAGTGGGGGTTTTTGTGCCCCCAAGGCTTTCGACACTGGAAGGATTTCACCGCGCCGCATGACGCGGGCGAAATTGGCAGGGGGTGCGAGTGATGACCCTTCACACCTGGGCCATCAAGTACGGGCTACCGCCGCACGCAGTGCGTGAGCTTCAGACCATGCTCGGCACCTATACCCCGCCACTCCCCCCGGACGCACCCGAAGCGGGCAAGTCCGAGGCCTGGGCGCAGTCCATGGTCCGCCTGGAAGCGAGCCGCGTGGGCGTCAAGCTGTTCCGCAACAACGTGGGGGCCCTCAAGGACTCCACCGGCCGCGTGGTGCGCTTCGGGCTGGCCAATGAGTCCAAGCAAATAAACGAAGTCATCAAGTCCAGTGACCTGATCGGCTGGCGCCCCGTGGTAATACAGCAAAGCCACGTTGGCCACACTATCGCGCAGTTCCTCTGTCGTGAGATGAAAGAGCCCGGCTGGCAATACCACCCGAATGACCCGCACGAAGGCGCACAGCTGGCTTGGATCAACCTTGTAAACGCAGACGGCGGAGATGCGCGGTTTGCAACTGGGGTGGGGACGCTATGACGCAAGTATTACTATGCTGCGGGGGCCGTCGCTTTTTTGACCGCGACAAGGTGGCCACCGCCCTAACTCGACTTTTTGAACACTCGGGGCTACTGCGGTCAGATACCGCCATCTTGCACGGGGGTGCCCAAGGTGCGGACGCTTTGTGCGCCGAGTGGGGGCGCGCGCAAGGGATGTGCGTCATGCAGGTAGATGCAAACTGGACGGCCTATAGTAAGCGCGCGGGCCCGCTCCGCAACGAGTGGATGATGCGGTTTTGTCGACCAACATACGGTCTTGCTTTTCCCGGAGGGACGGGCACCGCCCACATGGTCCGCTTACTCGAAAGCGCGAACATTCCTTTGTACAAGCCCTACGGATTGCAGCTATGAACGCGATCCTCTCCCCCTGCGGTCGTTATCGCTACGTTCTCACGCGGGGCGCGGGCCCTGCGTGCGCGGTGGTGCTGCTCAACCCGAGTACGGCTGACGCTGAGGTAGACGACCCCACGTCCACGAAGATAAAAGCCTTCGCCCGGGACTGGGGGTACCCCGCGTATCACCTTTTCAACATCGGAGCGGGGCGAGCGACAGACCCGAAAGACTGGCGAGCCATGGCGGACCCCTACGGGCCCGAGAATGACGTCTACTTGGGTATGGCCGCCCTTTACCCGCTGATCGTGATTGGCTGGGGCAACAATGCCCCCCGAGAACAGGGCGCCAGAACAGCATCAATTCTCACACGGCACGGGGCGGAGCTATGGTGCCTGGGAACGAACGCCAACGGTTCGCCCAAACACCCCCTGTACGTGCCTTACTCACAGAAGCTGCGCCCCTGGCGCTATACTTGACGACGCCGACAAACCGAGACACCATCGCACCATGACGCCCCAACCGAAACAAGACGCCCGCGAGCGCATCAAACACATCCTCGACACGGCTTTGATTCTGGCCGAGCAGCACGGCTACACCAACGTCTCGCGAGATGCGATTGCTCGGGTGTGTGGCTTTCCTTCGCCCTCGCTCATCACCTACCACATGGGCACCATGGAGGAGCTGCGCCGCAAGGTCATGCGCGAAGCCATCAAGCGCGAGAACCTGCGCGTGCTGGCGCAAGGACTCGCCGCCAGGGACCGCCACGCCCGCAAGGCACCCGACGACCTGAAAGCCCGCGCCCTGCAGACCTTGGCCGCTTGAGGGGCCGCCGTGCATCAGCTTCCCCCCGCTCTCGCGCCGATGGGCGCCTATCGGCAGTTCATGTGCTACGTGCTTGTCCCGAGTGAGACGAAGCCCGGAAAGATGGACAAACTGCCGGTCAGCCCCCACACCGCCAAAGTCGTTACCGCGCACGACCCGACCAACTGGACCGACGCCGCCACCGCCTGCGCCTGCGCGACGGCCTGGGGCCCCTCCTACGGTGTGGCCTTTGTGCTCACCTCGGCCGATCCCTTCTTTTTTGTGGATCTTGATGACCACTACGACGCCGTCAAGGGGCCGAGCGAGCTGGCGCAATTCCTGTGCGCGGGCTTTCGCGGCGCCGCCATGGAGCTCTCGCAATCCGGCCAAGGCCTGCACATCATCGGCACCGGCAAAGCCCCGCCCCACGGCAAAAAGAACGAGGCGTTGCGCTTGGAGTTTTACACCGAGCGTCGATTCATCGCCCTTACGGGCAACATGGCGCAGGGTGACGCCGCTATCGACTGCACTGCGAATCTTCAGTACATCACCGAGCATTTCTTCCCTCCGAACGCCGGGAGCGCCAATGGTGACTGGACGCTAAGCACCGCGCCCGTGCCCGAGTGGAACGGCCCCACCGACGACGCCGACTTGATCCGCCGGGCTATGCAGTCGCGCAGCGCCGCGAGCACCTTTGGCGCCAAGGCGGCGTTTGCGGACCTGTGGACCGCCAACCACGTGCAGCTCGGCAAGGCATATCCAGACCCGGACCGCCCCTACAACGCCAGCGCCGCAGACGCTGCCTTAATTGCCCATCTGGCCTTTTGGACCGGCAAGCACGGGGAGCGGATTGAGCGGCTGATGCAACAGTCCGCCCTTGTGCGGGAGAAGTGGCTGCGGGATGACTACCTTCCCCGCTCCATTTCCGAGGTTCTATCTCGGGGCGGCGACGTCCTCAAGGACACCCCGCCCGAGCCCCCGCCTTCTTTGGCCCCAATGACAGGGGCGCCCATCCAGGCCGACATCACGGGCAACACTTTTCTGTCCCCCGAGGAGCAGCGTAATACTTTCAATGGCTGCGTGTACGTGCTGAGCCAGAACCGCATCCTCGTGCCCGGGGGCCACCTCTTGAACAAGGACCGGTTTAACGTCACCTTCGGCGGCTACACGTTCGCCATGGACACGATCAACGAGCGCACCACGCGCAACGCTTGGGAGGCTTTCACCGAGTCCCAGGCGCTGAGGGCACCCCGGGCCGACACGACCTGTTTCATGCCCACGCGGCCCCCTGGCGAGGTCGTGAACGATGCGGGCCGGACGCGGGTCAATACGTGGTGGCCGGCCTATGTGCGCCGGGTGGTGGGCGATGTGACACCGTTCCTGCGGCACCTCGAAAAGATGCTCCCCGATGAGCGAGACCGGACGATTCTTCTGTCCTACATGGCCGCCTGCGTCCAGCATCAAGGCATCAAGTTTCAGTGGGCCCCAGTCATACAGGGCGCGGAGGGCAACGGCAAGTCCACACTGCTCGCCTGCGTGGCCATGGCCGTCGGGCAGCACTACACGCACTGGCCGAAGGCGAACGACTTGGCCAGCCAGTTCAACGGCTGGATTGCAGACAAAACTTTTGTGGCCGTAGAGGAGCTCAAGGGGCGCGACCAAGCACACACCGATGACGCCTTGGAGAACCTGCACGTGCTCATCACGGGGGGCATGGGGATTCAAGTCCAGTTCAAAAATGTAGACCAAGAGTCGAAAGCCATCGTCGCTAATTTCATGTGCACGACCAACCACCGGGACGCGGTGCGAAAGACAGCGGACAATGCCCGCCGCTTCGGGTTGTTCTACATGGCCCAGCAGACGAAAGCCGACATCGAGCGTGACGGCATGGGCGGGTCATACTTTCCGCAGCTTCAAGGCTGGTTGCGCCAGGATGGGTTTGCGATCGTGTCCGAGCTTCTGCACACGTACCCCATCGCGGACGAATTCAACCCAGCGACCACATTGCACCGAGCGCCGCACACCTCAACCACGGATCAGGCCATCATTGAATCGCGTGGCGCCGTTGAGCAGCACATCGCCGAGGCCATCGCCTTGGAGACGCCCGGGTTTATGGGGGGCTGGGTGTCCTCTGGATTCCTCGATCGCCTCATTTCCGACACGCTGCGTCTGGGCAACAAAATTAGCCTACAGCGCCGCCGGCAGATGCTCCTTCAAATGGGGTACATCCTGCACCCTGGCCTGCCTGACGGCCGTGTGAACAACCCCGTGCAGCCGGACGGCAAACGGGTGCAGCTCTTTGTCCTGGCGGGATCTCCCGCATCTCGGATTACGGGCGGCTCCGAGATCGCCAAGGCCTACACCGCCGCCCAAACCATCCAGACGTACAGAGTATGACTATGGGTAAAGTAAATTGCAAGGGTTGCGGTCGCGCGCTCACTGCACTTGAGCGCCGCTTCGGCGGCTCGTGCGTATGGTGCGAAAACCTGTTCACCAGCCTGGAAACAAGCGAACGAGAATCTTCTGATCTCAACCTGAAAGCTACCCCGTACACGGACGACCCCGTCCAGGTGGTCTCCGATGCGGATCGCATCCGCGAGGCCTTTGCTGCCCGGTTGGCCCGTCAGGTGAAACGCGGTGACGTGGGCGGCGCGGAAGCTAGCCGCGCAGCCCTGCGGCTGATTGACGACGTGATGAGGGCGTAAAAATGCCCCCGAGCTGGGGGTCAGCGCGGGGGCGAATGAACAAGGAGACAACCACGAAAGCCCTGGGCCGTTGGACCCCAAGGTGGGACCATTCTAGCCGCGCGGCGGCTGTTCTTGCAAGTGGTGGTAGATCGTCATGTCCACGTCGTCACTCTCGCTGTTCGCAAATTTCCACCCGTCCCACTGCGCAAGCGCTCCGGTCTGGCCGTCCTCTCGGATGCCGAAGTACCAGAACCCCGAGCGCGGCCAGCCTCGGAGAATGAGACCGCCCGCGTCGTGCGCAGCTATGGGGTAGGAGGGCATTCGTGTTTCTCCAGCACGGTTAAGTTCTTGCACCATTCGTAGGACGACCCACGAGCGCCGAGCCACAGCACCCAACAGCGTTCGCCGTTGGCCTTGGAAACCGTGCCGTACTTGGTGGGCTTGCCTCGCTCGATCTTGGAGACTTGAAGGCCTTTGCGGACAAGGCGCACTGTCGTGGAGTCGAGGGCGCTTCCGGTGGTCATGGCTGCTGCCCCTTCCACAGCTGGAACGCCTCCCCCGCGGTAAACGCAACCCCGACAAATAGGTCACTCTCCCCGTTGGGGGAAGTGCAGACCCACACGGGGGGCAGAAACGCGCCAAAGGGTTGGCGGCAAAGGTGGGGTTTGGGTGCCGCGGGCCAACGTTTTGGGACGCGCAGGGCGGGTAGTTCCCAGGGAGTACCTTTGAGTGAAACAGCCATGTCCTAAGCTCCATGTGGTTGATGGCGCCAAGTATGACCGTGGGTATTACCCAAGTCAACCGCCGTTCGTCGGTCAGGAGCGAGCCCCGACGGACAACCGGACCTCGATCAAGCGAGAGCGGGTGACGTTGAACGCCTGGGGGCCGTTCATGCCGCTGATTGTGCTGCGCAGCTCCGAAGTGACCCCATCCGTGCCGCCCTCCAGCCACGGTACCGCCAAGGCCCCGTCCCGAGTTTGCGCGGCCACGGTGAGCAGCGGGTCTCCCACGACCGCAAAGTCGAAGGCCGTGATGTTGGCCGCCGTCATCCCGGAGGAAGCCAGCCAGTCCGTCCAGTCAAAAGGGTAATCCAGCCGATCCGTGGTGGTGCGTCGAGTGGTGGGCAGGGAGTCGGAAGCGGGCGAGCAGGGGGTCATAGTGTCACCTTGACAGTTCGGGTCTCACGGGCCACGCGCACCCGGCGGATCTGCGCGGCTACGCGTGTCGTTCGGTCCTCGGCGGCCACGCGGATCGTGCGGGCCTTGGAGGGCTTGGTCTGCGATGTTACCCCCGTGGCCACCAACGTGAGCGCCCCCAAGAGCACGTCCAGGCTACCGACGATTCCGGGCTGGTTGGTGCCCGTGGCGTCCAGGGTCAGCGGGCCCAACGTTGCCGTCAGGGAGCCCGTCACGCGGGCTGTGGCCGCCGCAACGAGGGTGAGGGGGCCGAGGGTAGCGGAAAGCACCCCGCGTACCGCCACGGCTCCCGTAGCGGCCAGCCCCAGCGGCCCCAAGGTGCGCGCCAGCGTGCCGGACACCCGAACCGTTCCCGCCGTCGACACCCCGAGCGGACCGAGCGTGGCCGCCAGGGCGCCGGCTACCCGCACTGTGCCAGCGCCGGAGGCAGTGAGGGCCCCCAGGGTGGCGTTGAGCGTGCCGATGACCGGGGACGACCCCACGACTCCGGATGCCACGAGGCCCAAACTGCCCAGGGTGGCGTTGAGCGTGCCGATGACCGGCAGCGTGCCGGCCGCCGTGAGGGTCAGCGGGCCCAGCGTTGCCGTCAGGGAGCCCGTCACGCGGGCTGTGGCCGCCGCAACGAGGGTCAGAGGCCCCAAGGTAGCCGCGAGGCTCCCGGAGACGCCCACGGCCCCCGTAGCGGCAAGCCCGAGGGCCCCGAGGGTTTGGGTCAAAGCCCCGGCCACTTGCGCCGTGCCGGCGCTGGCCAGGGTCAAAGCGCCCAGTGTGGCGCTGAGCGTGCCGGTGATCGCGGGGGAGCCAACCACGCCGGTAGCGGCCAGTCCCAGGCCGCCCAGGGTGGCCGTCAAAGAACCGGAGACCGGAACCGCCCCGGCGGCCGACAAAGTCAGAGCGCCCAGGGTGCGCGACAACGTGCCCGAAACCTCCACTGTGCCAGCGCCGGCCACGGTTAGGGCGCCCAGTGCGGCGTTCAACGTGCCGGTAACACCCGTGGGCGCCAACACACCTCGAATCTCGGTGATTGCGCCCACCGCCTCGGAAGTGGTCGCAAAGGTGAACGTGCGCGGGCCGGTGAGGCCGGTTGTCGTCAGAACCTCATCCGCCGCCGTCACCCCGTAGGCCGCGTTGTTCTGGCGGGCGGTCATGGATGCCGGCGGCGTGGTCGTCTGCGCGGCGCCCAGGGACACAAAGGCCTGCAGCATCGAGTCCACAACGGCATTGAAGCTCGGGAACACAATGGAGTTGCCAGACCCCGCGCTGCTTTGGATGACCTGCCGGACTGGGTTGGTCGGGTCTACGCCATCGTAGGCGGAGCGCTCGTACACGAACACCCCATTGGCGCCGGTCGAAATGGCCAGGGTGGCGGGCGACCCGGTGTCGGGCGACATCCGCCAGAACACCGTTGTCCGCGTGTTGACCAGCCCGCCCGCGCTCGGAACCGAGAGCCCCGTACCGTTGTCGGGCAGGTTCCAGCCGGCCGGCGTGTTGATGATGGGTGCTGCACCAGAACCAGCCAACCAAGCCGCGGCTACCTTGATCTCCTCATAGCTGCCGATGGCCACGCCAGCACCGCCCGGCACATCTGCGGTGATCTGGTTGTTCGTAAAGGAGCTATCCCCGTTGCTGGTGCTGCTGCGGTAGGTAGGGGGTATGCGCGCAGGTTCAAAGCGCACCTCAATCGACACCGTGCGCCAGCCGCTCGCCGTACCACCCACGGCCACGGCGTCAGCGGTTGGATTGGCGGACAGCCCTGCGGCCGAGTCGAACGTGGCGAGCTCATCCGTTGCGGTCACTTGCCCGTTGCGGAAGGTGTAGCCGCTCGGGGGGTTCTGCAGGTTTGTGTTGACCGAGCGATGCCCGGCCATGCGAACAACCCAGCTTGAGCCGCTGGCGTCCTGTAGCGTCAAGGCCGGGTAGGTGACGGAGGTTGCCGTGCCGCCGTTCTGAGACGACGCGCCCACGATGGCGTGGCCGCCGGTGGGTCGCAGGATGTGGACGATGACCGACGTTGCGTTGGTCCACGTGCCGGTGCTGGTGTCACCGGTCTGAAGCTGGCGGGTGCCTACGCGCTGAGCGCAGGTATTGGCCGCTCCGCTGATGACATCGTCCCACCCGGCCGGCAGCGAGGGAGCCGTGGCCACCCCGTCGCGGAAAGCGAAGGTCAGGGCGATGTCGCCCGGAAGAAAACTCGGCAGCGTGGCCGAGGTCGTGCCAACGGCCGAGCCTACATAAGACAGGGCCATGGCGGGCCCTTATTTTTCGGTGTCGGCTTCTGCCTGCACGCGGGCACGGTCTGCGGCCAGGGCCTCGGCTTGGGCCTTGCGGTCCGCCTCATACCGGGCGCGATCGGCCGCACTGCCTTTGAGCTTGGTCTTGGCGTAGGCTTCGAGTTCGCCCAGGGCGGCTTTCAGTTCTGCCTCGGGTGCGTCAAAGTGCTCGGCGATGCTGTCAATGTGCCGCTTGGCGTAAGCGAGTTTGGTTTGGATGTCCATGGGGTGCCCCTTATGCGTTGGCGTCGGTCAGCGTGAAGCCCGTGATGGTGACGGCTTGGGCTGCGGCGATGGCGATGTTGTCCAACGTCATGTCCCCGCCGCCACCGGTTGCCGTGACCGAGCCTTGCATGCCGCAGACCGTGCCGGCGTTGTTCTTGAGGCGGAAGTGCCCCGCGTTGCCCGCTGCCACGCCAGCCCCCGCCCAGGTTCCCAGCAGCGTTTTGACGCCACCGGAAGCTGCGTTCATCCAGTCACTCGGCAGCGTCAATTCCGCCAGGAGGGTGCCGGTGTCGGCCGCCGCGCAGTTGGCGGGCTGGGCGCCGGAACGGAACTGGAGTTTGGCGGTAGCGCCGATCGTGGTCTCGATCGAGTCGAGCCGGGCGTTGCGCACCGGGTCACTGAGCTGGATGGTCATGGGGGCACCTCGGGGGGTAGGTAGAGATGCCGGTCATTGTAGCGCCCACCGCAGCAGCGGCACCACCCCCTCCCAAAACATCCAAGCGACCCCCGCCGCGTAGAGTGCGGCCCGAAAGAGCGTCACGAGAAAATGACGATCAGGAGGTAGAAGCCGCCCCACACCACGCAGGCGAGCACCCACACGGCGAGTGCGGCCAGAAAGCTGTTCACGTCATGCCCCCAACGAGAACAACGACGCCAAACAGGAAGAGGGCCGCCAGGAACACCCCCACTCTGTTGAGGAACGCCCACATTTCGGCGTCCAAGTCGCGCTCCGTGTCGTCGTCTTGGTTCACGATGCGACCCCCGCGCAGGCCGCCAGCATGCCAAGCGCGCCACAGATCAACACGAAGGCCAAGACCCTCGCGAGACGTGTGGCGCGGTTTGCGTGGCTGCGGTAGCAGGTCAGAGGGCTGGCGTAGTCCGGGCGGGAGGTGCTCGTGCGGGGCGTGCGCAGCCAGGGGTGCGGGTTGTCGCGGTAGGAAAGCTGGTTCATGGTGTGGGCTCCTTGTTGGTTGGTTGCGATGGGGTAATACTGCGGGTATCTCATTTGTAGTAGTGGCGGTGCAGTTCGTCGGCGGCCTTGCCCGCTGCCAGATACCAAGCGTCTTCGGTTTCGCTGACTTCGGCAGCAACGTTCATTTGCTTGGCGGCTTCTTTCCATTCGCCGGCCGCTACGTGGCGCATTGCCTGCTGCACAGGGCGCACAGCACCCGCGGGGGCAATCATCAGCAATTCGTAAAGAGGGGTGCTGAGGATGGTGGTCATGTCGGGCTCCGGTTCGTGTTGCGATGAGGTAATACTACGCGCGCCGGTATGACCCGTCAACTACCATCCGTCGGGTCGCCACATTTCGAGCTTGGCCATGTCGGCGGGGTGGGTGCGCAAGGGCATCACCAGATGGCCGTACCGTTCGCCGCCCACTTGGACCAGCACCGGGCGCTGCAGGAGGAACGCCACGGAGCGCACGCAGCCAAAATAGCCGGTGAGCGGAGCCCCAACGCGGTAGGTGCTGGAGGTGTCGTACCGTGGCGTTCCGAGACGCACCAGCACCCAAGGATCTTTGAGCCCGCATCGGGCAATCGTCTTGTGCGCGTAGTGGTGATCGATGGTCAGGAACAGGCGGATCATTCGGCCCCCGTGATGACCAAGCGCAACAGCCGGCGCAGTTCGGCATTGGTGATAGGCGCGGTCCCGGCAGTTTCCGGCGCTCGGCGGCTGCGATCCCGCATCTCTTGAAGCCACGCGAACGTGGCGCCATCGTCCGGTTCGGTATGACGCTTGTGGATGCGGCCGAGAACTTGGGGCGTTTTGCTGCAAACCGCGGCGTCATGCGGCAGGCTCGAAGGGATGTTCTCGACAACGTACCTCCCTCCGACAGCAAACTCGGACCCGGAAGGATTTACGCACCGGCCCTGAGTCGGGGCCTCCTCAGTTTGGCGGTAAAAAACGCGAAGTCCAAGCTTGTCCGCCACGCGCTGAAGGTACGGCTCTACGGGGGCAAGGGAGTACCGCACCTCCGCATAGAACACGCAGTTAGCACCTGTTCGGGTCAAGGTGGTGCACCAACGTAGGGAAATTCCAGCGTCCCGAAATACGTCGGCCACGGTCGCACCGTCGAGGTTGGGGCGCAAAAGGATATTGATGATCACGAACGGTACTCCCGTGAAAATTTGAGGCCCCGTTGCACACGGCTGGACGCGTGGTAGGGGGTGAAAGGACGCGACAGGTCGGCGGTGCACTCAAGCCACGCACGCCAGTTGAGCCACCGGGCCCGTTCAATGAGGACCGCTTCGTCCATGCGGCGCACCTGTTCCAGCGCCTGCGCGGCGGTGTCCAGGCGCTCACGGACGATCTGCAGCGTTGCGGTCTGCACGTTCTCGGTCGCTGGCCGCCTCACAACAGCGCGACCGGTAATCGGGTGGTAGGTTCTCATCTCAGTAGCTCCGGTGTGTTACGGTGTGGTCGAGTATGACCGTGGGTATTACCCAAGTCAACTGCCGCCTGTCGTATCTCCCTCACCCCGGGCGCGGGCTGCGCTTGGGCCGGCTTTGGGTTCGAGAATGAAGCAGGCGATGTGACGCCCAGTGCCCTTGCCGATGGAGCCATCTTCGGTCGCCAGCCACTTCACGTCGCCCAGGTTCCTGATCTCTCCGGCATCTCCGACGATGGCCTTGAGCAGCATCAGGATCCACTTGTCCACCGGGTAGACGAGCACGACGCGTTTACCCTTTTGCCATTCCTCGATGCTCTTGCGCACCCAGGCGGTGGGGCCTTTTT